TTTCAGGAGGAAAGGCTCAAGCGCGCCAAGGCCGACCTGGTAGAAATGGAAGTGCGCCGGCGCCGGGGGGAGCTCGTCGAGTGGGACCAGGTGGAAGGGGTTATGGAGCGGAAGATCCTGGAGGTTAAGCAGCGCCTATTGATCCTGTCCCAATCCCTGCCGCCTCAGCTGGTTAATTTGCGGGAGCGGGAGATGGTGCCGATCATCACCCGGGCGGTGCTTGATTTATTGCGAGGTTTCGCCCAGCCGATGCCGGAGAGCCTCAGGGAGAGCGGGTCGAAAGTGGCACAAGTGGCGGATGTGGATTTCATTGGTGATTTAAAAGAAGCACCGCCCGGTGGACCATGAACATGAATGGTAATGAAATGCAGATTCTTTGGACCCCCCGCGAGCGCGCCGCCTGGCGGCCGCCGGAGGATATCACGGTGAGCGAATGGGCCGAGCGCCACCGAATGCTGCCGAAGCAATCGGCCATCCCGGGCCCCTGGAGCAATCGCCTGGTGCCGTATGCGGTGGGGGTGATGGATGCCTTTATCGACCCGATGGTGGAACGGATCACTATTATGGCATCGGTGCAGAGCGCCAAGACCGAATCGGCCTACAATATGTTGGGATACGCCATCTCCCAAGACCCAGCCCCGGCCCTGGTGGTCATGCCCACGGATAAAACCCTGAAGCGGGTAAATAAACGCCTCCAGGACATGATCATCGAGAGCCCGGAGTTATCCCAATATCTCACCGGTGATCCAGACGACATGCAAAAACGGTTCATCTCTCTGCAACGTATGGATATTTACTTCGCTACTGCCGGCAGCAAATCCGATCTGGCCAATGTCGAGGCCCGGTACATTATCCTGGATGAGCCGGACCGCTACCCCAAGGAAACGGGGGATGAAGGATCGCCTATGGAGATGGCCGAGGCCAGGGCCACCACCTACTGGAACCGCAAGATCATCCAGCCCTGCACGCCTACGGTGCCGGAGGCCTATGTCAATATCGAGTTCGAGCGCTCTGATAAGCGCCGGTTCTATGTCCCCTGCCCCCATTGCGGCGGCTACCAGATACTGAGGTTTAAGCAGATCAAGCACCAGGGAGAGGAATTGGGGAAGTGGCCCAAGGACCGGCGGGACCCGGATTATATCAAGCGGGAACGGGTTGCCCGGTATAAGTGTATAAACTGTTGGAAGGAAATTGACGATCGGGATAAGCCTGGGATGCTGGCCCGGGGAAAGTGGGTACCGGAGGGCCATCCAATCTCTTCGGATGGAACCATGGCGTCCTTGCCGCCGACATCTCATGTTGGTTTTCATTGGAATGCCCTCTACTCGCCATTCCGCAATTTCTCGGAGGTCGCGGCGCAGTTTTGGGCTACCCGGGGAGACCGGGAAAAGTTCAAAACCTTCATCAATCTCTGGCTGGCGGAGCCCTGGAAGGAAATTATCAAGCACCGCCCGGCCTCGGCCGTCCTTGAACTGTGCACCAATCGGCCGGCCCTCATAGTGCCGGAGGGGACCTTGGCCCTCACCGCGGGAATTGACTCGCAGAAGTTCGGGTTTTGGGTGGTGATCCGGGCCTGGGTTTTGACCCCCGGTGGGGCCATTGACTCCCACCTGGTGCGCTACGGCTACCTGGGGGGCTTCGGCGAGCTTGAGCAATGGCTGTTCCAGGATGTTTATAGGGTGGAGGGCGGCGACCAAGCCTATCCGGTTTGGCGGGCCGGCATCGACATCGGCGGCGGCGCCGGGGAGGCCGGCGAGGCCACCATGACGGAGCAGATCTATGACTGGATGCGCCGGATAGCCCGGGGGCGGGTCTTCGGGGTCAAGGGGGCGTCCCGCTCGTTGGTAGGCGGCAAAAAGATGAGCTACAGCCTGATCGACAAGTTCCCCAGCGGCAAGCCCATCCCTGGGGGCATCCGCCTCTGGCATCTGGATACGGGTCAGTTCAAAGACGACATCTGGAGTCGGGTGGAGACGGGCCGATTCCATCTCCATGCCGGTACCGGGACTGATTATGCCGGTCACCTGTCGGCGGAAGCTAAGGAGCGGGACAAACGCAACCGGGAGGTATGGGTGGTGCAGGGGGGAAAGGACAACCACTTACTGGACTGCGAGGTGTATGCCGCCGCCATGGCCGACCCGGAGTGCTGGGGTGGGGTTATGGTACTCCCCCGGCCCGCTCCGGCCGACGCCCGGGGTTCGGCCAAGGATGGCCGGGAAGCCACTAACCCTTTTACCGGCCGGGCTGAGGGGGATTGGCTCAGGAGATGAACGATTTATGACCGATGTGGTTTACTTTTTGGCTCACCAGGCGGCCTTCTATCAGCACCGGGAGCTGCTCTATAGTCTCCGGAGCCTGGAAAAGCACGTCGCCGGGGTGGACCAAGTCTTCGTGGTGGGTGCGCCCCCCGCCTGGGGAAGTTCTGGGTTGGCCCTGGTGCCGGAGTGCGATCCCTATGACCATAACAAGGACGCAAACATTATCCGCAAGATGCTGTTGACTTGCCGGCATTCGGAAATCAGCGAACCTTTCCTGTTCGTCAACGATGACCACTATTTTTCCCAGGATTGCCGGTCCGTCGAGTTTCCCTTTTATCACAAGGGGGAGATCAGGGCGGCGGGCACCAACCGGGAATACAACCGGCGCCTGGCCAACACCCGCCTGATCCTGGAAGAGCGTGGTCTGCCGACTTTGAATTATGACATCCACACCCCCATTCTGATTTATCGGGAAGACCTCCAAGAGGTATTTGCTGGTCGGGATTGGGTGGACCTGGATGGCCCGGGGGTGGTGATGAAGAGCCTCTATGCCAATTCCCGGCCGGAAATTGCCGGGGTGTACCTGCCGGATTGCAAACTGGGGGTCAGGGTCAGGGATGGGTTGGACTTCTGGGAGGAAAAATTACAAACCCGCCCCTGCTGGTCCACCGGGGAATATATCCCCCGCCTGGTCTGGGAAGTGCTGGAGCGGCTTTATCCGGAGCCATCATTTTTCGAGGAGGTTAACAGATGAGGCATGCCATTATCATCCGCATGAAATATGCCCCCGGCGATCTCCGCTGGCCCTGGCGCTTCGGTTTTTTCCGGGATGAGGTCCTGCCCCGGATTCTGGCTCAGACCGATCAGGAGTTCGACCTGTGGCTGCGCTGTCATCTGTTCCATGCTCCGGTGTTGCGCCGGCTCCACCCCAAGGTTCAGACCTTTAGCGGCAAAACGCCTCCGGGCCGCTATGAGATCCAGACCCGCACCGATACCGACGATTACCTGGAGTCCGGCTATATCGCCAAGATCAAGGCGGTGGTCCGGGCGGAGGCCCAGGGACAGCCCCTGCTGGTCAGTTTCCAGCCCTGGAAGGTTTTGTTGGCGACGGGCCAGAAATACCGGCAACGGCAATTCGGCCCGCACGAGCCGTCCATGTTTCTCTCCCTCTATCAACCCGGCTCGGGTCCCTACCTGAACATTTATGCCACCAAGCATACCCTTATGCACCGCCTTTGCCCCCGTGTAGCCGTCGTGCCGGAGGGCTACTGTTCCCTCCTGATTCATCAGCAGAACGATTTCAGCAAATTACATAAGGGAGATAAACCCCTATGATCTATCAGGATCACGCTATCAAAGGCTGGATGAGCCAGGCCTGTCTGGAGTGGCTATATCAACAGGCCGGCAAAATGCGCACCATCGTGGAGATCGGCACTTACCGGGGCCGGTCGGCCCACGCCCTGGCCAGCGGCTGCCGCGGCCCGATAAATTGCGTGGACCCCTGGCCAACCACCCGCAAGGGCCAGGTGTGGTCTGTGGACAAATGGGCCGGGAACGCTAAATACCAGGAAGATGGGGAGGAAATCTATCAGGACGCCAAGAAAAACCTGGCGGAATTCGACAACCTTACCTTGCTGCGCATGACCTCCCTACAGGCCTCCCGGCAATTCCAGGATGCGAGTATCGACATGGTGTTCATCGACGGCCAGCACAGTTACGAAAACGTCACCCAGGATATCTCTCTGTGGCTGCCCAAGGCTGCCAAGCTCCTGTGCGGCCATGACTACAGCCCCAGTTGGCCGGGGGTGCAGCAGGCGGTGCAGGAACGGTTTCCGGGGCGGTTTCAGGTTATCCGGGGAGGGTCCATCTGGTATGTCTGGCTTTGAGGCGCTGAGTGTCATCATGCCGGCCTGGCGGGCGGAGAACTATCTGGCTGCAGCCCTGGATTCCCTGTCGGAGCAAACTGCATTCAAGTCCGGTTCGGTAGCCTGCGAGGTGCTCCTGGGAGTGGATGGCTGTGACCTTACCCGGCGGCGCGCCCTGGAACTGGCCGGGGTCTTCCCCAGGCTCAATCTGCAGATCTATTGGTTCCCGGACAATCATGGCCCCTATCTGGTGCGCAACACCCTGTGCGGTGCGGCCCGGCATGACTGGCTGCTCTTCTTCGACGCCGACGACACCGCCGCCCCGGAAATGGTGGCCCTGGCGGCCGCCTATGCCCGGCCGGTGATGGTGATGGTCCAGCAGTATCCCGGCCGCCGGATGAAGCGCACCTGGGGCCAGGCGTTTATTTCCCGGGAGGTGTGGGCCGCGGTGGGTGGCTTCTTTCCCTGGCGCTGCGCCGCGGACAAGGAGATGCTGCTGCGGGCCCGGCGATTGGGATTTCCGGAGTTTCTCATCCAGGACCGGGTGCTGGTGCATCGCCGGGCCCATGCCCGCCAGCTCACCCGAGACCTGGCGACCGGTTTCGGGTCCCCCTTGCGCAATAAATACAACACCCTGATGAAAGCCATCGAAGAACTAAAACTTGGTCGCATTGACCCGGAAACCGCAGTTTGCAAAACCCTGTAGGAGAGTCACCCATGATGACCCAAACTACCTTCAGTCTCACCGGCAAAAAAAACATCTGTAATTTTATGGGGCGGTCCTGGGATACGGTGGAGCGTTGGATCAGGGAACGGGGGTTCCCGGCCACGAAAATCGACGGGATCTGGGAATCGGATTCGGAATTGATTACTCTGTGGCGACGGCGGCAGGTGGCCAATGGACAAAAAAAAACCAAAAAACCATTAAATTCAAGGGGAAACCCGAATCTCCAATAATATTCACAATTGAGCCTAAATCCCAATGATATTCACAATTAAGAAACAACAAAAAAAAGTAGGCCGGGAAACGTGCATGAATACAAGCTGAAAATCTGTCAAGAGCAATAGTTAGCGGTTTTGCGTATCATAGCTGGTCTGTGGCGTCCATAGACGTTTTGGGCCAAAAACCGGGTGTATCCTTACGGGAACATCCGGATTTTTTTGTTTAAAGGTGCCCATGCCGCTCTATTCCAAGGATGAAATCAAGGCCGAAATCATTGCCCTGAAGGCCAAGATCTCCAAAGCGGAAGACAAACAGGCCTACACCTCCGGCGGTCCCGGGTCTGGCGCCCACGAGCAGCGGGGCGACCTCCGGGCCATGTATGACCGCCTGGCAAAATTGGAGGCGGAGTGGACCCGGCTGGACGCCCTTGATCTCGGCGGCAACGTCGGGTTTGTCCATTTTGAGAGGCCCTCATGAATTTGGTGGCGAAGATCCGGCAATTCGTGGGCCGGCCGTTAAAGACCCTGGCCGCCGGCTCCCGCTTCGAAGGCGCCCGGGCCAACCGCCTGGTGATGGACTGGGTGCTTTCCTCACTATCCACCAACCCCATGCCCTGGGAACTGGACACCCTTCGGGAGCGTTCCCGGGACCGGGCCTTGAACGACCCCATCGCCGCCTCTATCCCCCAGACATTGACGGTCAACATCGTGGGCTCCGGGCTGCAGCCCCAGAGCCGCCTCCGGGCCGACAAGCTGGGGATCTCCGAAGCGGAAGCCGCAGACCTCCAGGATCAGGCGGAGACCGTCTTCGATCTTTGGCAGCCCTGGGCCGACGCCTCCGGCCGCCTGGATTTCGCCGAAATTCAGGCCCTGATCATGCGGAAAATCGTCGAGGACGGCGAAATCCTCATCAATCTCCCCATGGTCCAGGACCCCTTCCGGCCCCTCAGCCGGGCCCTGGAGTTAATAGCCGCCGACCGGCTGGCCACGCCTTCGGGCCTGGGCCGTTCAAACATCTTTCAAGGCGTCGAGTTGGGGGAGATTCGCCGGGAGCCCCGCAAATATTGGATCAGGAAGGCTCCTAAGGCAACCGGTGACCTGGAGATGCCCACCTGGGAATTTACCGGGATTCCGGCCCGGGACAATAATGGCCGCCCTATGATCCTGCACGTCTTTGCCAGCCAGCAGCCGGGCCAGGTCCGGGGCGTGCCTCATTTTGCCCCGGTCCTGAAGTATTTCAAGAATATGGCCGATGCCCTGGACGCTGAGGTGGTGGCCGAAAAGGTGGCGGCCTGCATGTCGGCGGTCATCACCCGCATTGATCCCAACATAAACACCTTTCCCGCGGTCACCGAGCCCATTACCGGCAAGAAGCTGACCAAGCTGGAGCCGGGCATGATCCCCACCCTGGGCATCGGGGAAGACATCAAGATCATCGACTTCAAACGGAACGGCGACACCTTCGACGTCTTTCTCACCAAGGTGCTGCGGATTCTCGGCAATGCCTTCGGGCTGCCTTACGAATCGCTACTGAAGGATTTCTCCAAGACCAATTACTCCAGCGCCCGGGCCGCCCTGTTGGAGGCCTGGAGAGTTTATCTTTGCTGGCGGAACTGGTTGACCCGCAAGTTTTGTCAGCCGGTTTGGGAGATGGTCCTGGAAGAGGCCTACCTGCGGGGGCTGTTTCGGCCCCGGGATTTCTACGCCGACCGGGCGGAACTCTGCCGGGCGGTATGGATCGGCCCCGGCCGCGGCTGGGTGGACCCGGTGAAGGAGATCGTCGCCGCCAAACTGGAAGAGGACTACAACTACACTACCCTGGCCGACCAGTGCGCCGCCCAGGGCCGGGACTGGGAAGATGTCCTGAAACAGAAGGCCCGGGAGATGAAACGCCGGAGAGATTTGGGGCTGCCGGAACCTCTGGCGGCACAGGTCCAGATAGTGGTGCCCCAGGAGACGACCGGAGAGCCGCAGGTAGGAGGTCCTACAGATGCCGAAACCCAATAAGAATGAAGCCAAACAGGATTTTTTGAAGCGCTGCACTGGCCAGTTGGTCGGCGAAGAAGGTCAAAGCGCCGATCAGGCGTATGCCGTCTGTAACGCCTATTGGAATGATGCCCACTCCCAGCGGGCCGCCCTCAGCCTGGCGGCCCCGGTGGAATTGCAGCCCGATGAAGGCGAAGCCAAACCGTCCGGTTTTCTGATCACCGCCTACACCGGCCAGATCGTAGAAAGATGTTATGGTAATCTGGTGATCGCCACCCAGGGGATCAAGACCAAGACAAAATTGCCGGTCCTACGGGAGCATCAACGGGACCGGGTGGTGGGATTTGCCACGAAATCTTGGAAAGATGGCGGCCAGCTCTTCCTGCAGGGGGAATACAGCGCTAAAACCAAAGACGGCCAGGAGGTGCGAGACCTGGGGGATGAGGGATTCCCCTGGGAAGCCTCCATCGGGGTCTGGCCCAAAAAAGTGAAGGTCCTGGAGTCAGACAAAGAAACGGCCAAGGTCAATGGTCAGGAGCTGGTTGGGCCTCTGGAAATCTGGCTGGAAAGCGAGGTCCGGGAAGTGTCGTTCGTGGCTCTCGGGGCTGACGACCAGACCGCGGCCATCAATTTCGCCCAGGAAGGGCCGGTAGTAAAAGTGCAAATCGAACGGGGGCAACCCCAGGAAAATAAGGAGGAAGTACCTATGGCTATGAATTTGAGCCAACTGGAAACGGATGCCCCCGAGCTGCTGGCAGAAATTCGCAACCAGGCTCGGGCGGCGGGCTTGACGGCCGGCCAGGAAAGTGGTTGTCAGGCCGAGCGGGCCCGGGCGGTGGAGATCCTCGAAGCCGCCGGCGTGACGGGTCTGATCCTGGCGGTGGTCCAGGACGGCCGGGAGGTCAAGGAGGCCCTGAAGGCCTTCCTCGCGCATCAGGGCCAGGTCAAAACCGAGGCCCTGAGCGCCCTGGTTTCCCAGGCCCCGCCCCAGGTAGGCACTGACCCGCCCCAGGTGGAGACCCACACCGAAATGTCGGCGGACGTGTCCATCGAAACCCGGGCCAAGGCGGAATGGGACAAAGACGCCAAGCTCCAACGGGAGTTCGGCGGTATCTTTGAGGCTTATCTGGCCGGGAAGCGGGCCGATGAAGCCGGCCTGGTCAAACAAATCACCAAGGGCTAACCCGGCGGCGCCGGATTAAGAAGCAGTGAGGAGGGACTTATGGCTGCAACGATGAATGTACCTTTTGAATGGGAAACCGGCGACCGCAACGAGATCCCGGTGGCGGCGACCAAGCGGTTGTTTGAGGGGGCCATGGCCTTCCTGGACGCCAGTGGCTTTGCCACCCCGACGCCGGGCTCGGTGTTCCTGGGTCACGTCACCGCCGAGGCGGACAACCGCACCGGTTTGGACGCGGCTATCCCCGCTTATCTGAGGTATGGGCGCTATCGGGGCGAAGTGGCCCTGACCGGCGTCGCCCTCACTGACGTGGGTTCCCCGGTTTACGCCACCGACGACAACACCCTTTCCCTGGTTGGCACCTATGCTGTGGGTAAGGTGGTGCGCTATGTCAGCGCCAATGTCGCCATCGTCGAGTTCATCAGCCCGGCGATTGCCGAATCTGGCTCGGTTTAGCGGCCCAGGCTCACAGCCTGTGGTCCTTAACTGATTTTTTAAGGAGGAAATGGTTATGGCAGATGTATTAGGATTTTCCAGCCGAGCCCTCATCGGGACGTTTTACCAGACCCTGGAGGCCGGCCTGGCCGGTTCCTGGGTCCCCGATGTCTCGTTTCTGGTCACCAGCCAGCAGAAAGTGGAACAGTACAAATGGTTGGGCATGGCCCCGGCAGTGCGTGAATGGATTGCCGGCCGCCACCCCCAGGGACTCCGGGCTGACGCCTACTCCCTGGAAAACCTGAAGTTCGAGGCCACCCTGGATATCGAGGTTGATGACCTGAACCGGGACAAGACCGGTCAGATCATGCTCCGGGTGCAGGAGATGGCGGATCGGGTCAATGAGCATTGGGCTGTCCTGGGTTCCGCCGCTCTGGCTACGGGCGAAGCGGCCCTGTGCTACGACGGACAGCCGTTTTTTTCGGCGACCCATGCGGAAGGGAAATCCGGGACGCAAATCAACCTGATCACCGCCTCCCAGGTGCCCCAGTTGAACGTGGGGACGGCTACGGCGCCCACCCCGGCGGAGATGGCCGCGGCCATCCTGGGCTGCATCGGCTACCAGTACAATTATGTGGATGACCAAGGCCAGCCCATGAACGGCCAGGCCCGGCAGTTCTTGGTAATGGTGCCGGTATCCCTGTTCGTTCCGGCCCTGGCGGCGATCAGTTCGCCGGTGCTGACCACGGGAGGCGGCGCGGCCGCCGATAATCTCCTGGTCAAGGCCATGGCGGCCGGCGGCTTTCAGGTGCGGGTGGTGGTTAATCCCTTGCTGAATGCCTGGACCACCAACTTCACGGTGCTGCGCATCGACGCCCGGGCGAAACCGCTGATCCGGCAGGAAGAGTATGGCGTCAAGATCTCCGCCAAGGCGGAGGGCTCCGAATACGAGCACGACACCGACCGGCATCAGTATGGTATCAAGGCGAGCCGGAACGTGGGCTACGGGTACTGGCAGTATGCCCTGAAAGCCACCCTGAGCTAGTAGCCCGGGTTTCAGGCATGCCCAAAGACCCCATCAAGGCCCTGGAGGCCATGGAGAAGAGGCTGGACCAGCGGGTGGCCCGGATCTTGGACGACATGGCCTTCCGCATCCGGAAACGGGTGGCCAGCCAGGAATTTCTCCACTGGCGGTCCAAGCGGATCCCGGTGGTGGTGGAGAAGGCCCACCTGGTGGGGGATTTAATGACCGCAACAGTGCGGGGGGCCAGCGGCTGGAAGTGGGGCCATGTTTTTATCGGCTCCCCAGGGTCCACCACCATCAGGGCCACGCAAGGGATGCTGGCCATCCCCACCGACTTTGCCCGGCAATCTATCCGGGGCAGGAAGATGGGGCCGAAACAATACGCCGGTGTCAGGATCTTCGCCGGTATCATCTGGGGCAAGGCAGGCTGGGGCGGGGCCAGGACCGGCGGCGGGCTTCGCCAGCGCCGGGCCGCGGGGGAGAAGTTCACCAAGGAAACCCTGATCCCCCTCTTCATCCTCAAGGGCTCGGTGGTGGTCCGCCGCCGGATTTTCCCGGCAGCCTTGGTTGCCTGGATCCGGCCTCAATTCCAGGCGGCACTGAAGAAAAACCTCCTGGCGCCATAAGCGATATGATCCGGGTGGTGAGAGGCTAAATGACTGAACCGGTTAAAACCGTCCTCCTTAAAGCCATCGAAACCCGATTGGCTGAAATAGATGGTCTGGAAACGGTGAAACGCTGGGAGGACATCCCCACAGACCTCACCCTCCTGACCCTGCCGGCGGCTTTCTTTTGGGAGGAAGAGGACCAGGAGCCTTACAACCGCCTGGTGCGAGGCAACCTGGATTTTTGGGTTGAGGTGTTTTTCGGCCTGGATCCGGAAGACCCGGCCAGCTATACGGCCTTTAGTGAATCCGCCGAAGCGGTGGCGGGGCGCATCGCCAATATGTTTGCCGCCCCCGGGGAGCTCCGGGCGGCAGGGCTGATCCAGGCGGCCCCCGCCGCCAAGGTTGTTAAGGCGAAATACAATAACGACTACGGCGTTTTATTCATGAGCTACCAACTCTCTTACGGGCGCGCCCGAAGCGACGCCTGCAGTTTGAACGGTTAGGAGGAAACCATGGCAACCCCTGATATCGCCAATCTGACCATTCCCGGCGGGACTATCCTCTTTTTCAATGACGGGACCGGGGAACGGGACCTGGGCTATTTTGAGTCTTCCAACCTGGATGTGGAGCCCAAGTCCGAGGAACTGAAATATTACTCCAACCGCTCCGGCAAGCGCCGGGTGGCCAAGACCTGGGCGCTGCAGGAAGAGCTGCTGATCCATTTCAAGCTCAACGAACCCGTCCTGGCAAACCTGCAGGCCTTCTTTAAGGGCGGCGACGCTGAGGTGGTGGCCGGCGGCAGCCGGTTCGCCATCGGCACCAGCGACTACATCGAGGGCTCGGCCCGGCTGGAATGCACCCCCGCCACGGGTATGGGCATGGCCTTTGAAATTGAGATCCCCCTGTGCCAGCTCAAATCCAACGGTAATTTCAATCTGGATGACAAGAAAGTCATGGAACTGCCCATGATGCTGGAGGTCCTGGACAACTACCTGGCCACCCCGACCTATCCTTACGGCCGGGTCATCGTTTATGACGAAGAGGGGTCCGCATGAGCCCCAAGTCTAAACAGCCGCCGCCGGATGAAATGAAGGCGCTGCTGGCCCAGCCGGTGACGGTGGGCAAGTATGAGGTCAGGCCCTGGACCATGCGGCGGTTCGGTGCGGTTTATCCCGCCGTTGCAGTTATCGTCAGGAAACTGGTGGATGAGGGTCTGACCCTGGACAATCTGGAAACCTTCATCGGGGAAAAAGTGTTGGGGTTGTTGCCGCAGCTGGCACCAGACCTGCCGCCGGTCCTGGCGGCTACTCTGGATATCCCCCTGGCGGAGGCGGAAGATTTGGATTGGGGCACGGCGGCGGCCCTTACCCTGAACATCTTTGTCCAAAACCTGGAGCCGCTAAAAAACTTCTTGGCCCTGATCCCACAACTGGCCAAGGAGATCAGGGCCTCCACCCCCTCTCCCTGACCATCCTCGTCGAGGACCTGGTCA